TAATCAGCAATGTTTACTAACTTAAAATGTTCTCTTGGATTTGTAGATGTTAAATAACTTGAACCACTTGCAATCGTAACTGTCTTTGCATTACCTTCTAAATCAAATACTTTAATACCACCGTTGTATAATGCGACTACATACTGGTTACTTGCGTCTCTTGCGATAGACCAAAATTTTGTTCTGTTAGAATATATGTTTGAACTATCTAATGTTGCTACATAATCTAAAGGGGGTCTTTTTGATAATCCGTCTGTAAGACCATTCTGTAAATTTACTTGGTCTTCTCCCTGATTAACTCCTCTTTGCGTAGGTGTCTGTTGAGACATACCATTAAGGAAATTGGGAATTGATTGTGATACAACACTACCCATAATTAGTAAGTCCTTCGACCTGTTCTATTGATTATAGAAAATGTGTTAGCGTCACCAGATAAGACGTTGATGTCACTCTCTTGGCTATCTGCTTGATGGAATGCCATTAATGCTTCATTCTCATCTTGACCTATTAATTGTGTAATTTCTTTATCACCTATAAATCTTGAAGCAAATCTTCTTGATGCTTTCATAGTTACATATTGTCTAGCGTATTCTGGTAAATGTTCGTACTGCTGTACTAATACTAAATCAACTGAAGCAGGTGCAGTAGTAAATACGTCTGTGTGATTTCCCATGTCATATAGGAAGCCATTTCTTATTGTGAAATTTAAGTGTCTTTGGGAGTGACTTGCGTCTGCTTTGACACAGTTTGAAGGAAGGGGAACTTTGCCATCAATGTCTAATGATAGCGATTTGTAATTTGTGTGTGTATTAAAATTCCAACCTATTGATTGAATAGACATGGAAGTTTCGTTTAGAATATTTATAGCTGTACTTACATCTACTGTTGTAGTTCCTGTAATTGAGTTAACTGGTGCTTCACCAATCGTACTCAGCATTATGTTTACAGATTGTAACTCTGTAGTTGGTGTAATTTGTGTTGCCATATATCCTTTGTGTGAAATTTTTTGGGAAAATATGATGGGGGAAATAAATCCCCCACCAAATATAAGAAACGAATTACGCTTCTTTGATACCTACTGCCGCTTCTGGTCTTAGTACACCATGACCCATAGCGTATTTAGCAACCATTAACGTACCTTGTCTTCTGATTTCGTACTCACTCTCAACGGATAAATCCATTAATTTTACAGTACCAACCGCACTTGGGTGTGAAACCAATGCTACAAAGTTAGATAAGTTAACTGCTTGAGGGTCAGCCGCACTTGCCGCTCTACCTGAAGGAGCAGTTGCGTCATTCGCCGCCGCAATGTTACTTGAGATGAAATGAGGTACTGGAATTAATTCAATTCCTGCAATCTTCATTACTTTACCATCTCTAAGTCCACCATTGTTACCACCAGTAAAGTCTACGTTTACTGCGTTAGTACCATTAGCTAACTTGTAATATTCCTCTAATCTCATAAAGCATTTTCTGCCTTCTTGAGGAACATAGTTTGCGTCTAACTCTTTAGCTGAAGCAAAGATTGCATCAATCATAGCGTTAGCGGCTGTTGCGTCTGTACTGTTTGCAATGCCTGTATTAACTATGTTAGTTGTTGCGTCTCCACCTGTAATAGATGCAGATGCTAAACTAGCTTGACCAATAGTTTGCAAGATGTGTTTATCTTTTTGGAGTGCTAATGCTCTACCAATCTCAGTTGAGTAACCACTTCTAACATCATAGTGTGCTTTCGCTTCTTCGATATTAGATAGGAATACAGTTGAAGTAAGTAAATCATTTATTACGATTACTTTTTCTGCATGATTTACAGTTGAACCTGTAAGCTCATTTCCTGGTGAGTGGTAAGACGCACCGATTCTACCCATCACTGGGAACGAAGCCGACTTGCCTGAACTAATTGAACGTACCATGTCTGCACCTGCTGTTTTAGTAGCCTGTTCAAACGCAGTAATCACTTCTCCTGAAAACTGTTTTAAGAAGAGTACATCTTCTGTTCCAGTGGAGTTGACCTGCCCAAAAGTTGTTGCTGTTATGTTTGCCATAATAGTATTGTCCTTTTGTTGTTATTGTTTATTGATTAAAAACCTTAACATGGAACTTTGGGCATTCGATTGTCCACCGCAGTGGGTCAGTCGCTTGTTAGTCTTTGTTTAGGAGTTGCCTACTATAAAGTAAGCACAACTATATTTGCTTTATTTCAATTTCCTTACATTCAAATTTTACAACAGTTTTATTTTCGTTAATGTCTTCAACTTCTAACGCTTCTAAACTTTTGTAAGATTGTATGTAACCGTTCCTAACACATGAGTAATGGTCAGGGTATTCTATGTTTATAACTTTATCTGAAAAACAATTACCAGTAACGTATGAACACAGATGCAGTATGAGTACAAACTTTGTAATCATTCAAAATTATATATTTGATTTAGATAATTTATTTTTAACCACTGCTTGATAAGCAGGGTCGACTGCGTATCTAGGGTCTTTCATAGCGGCGGTAACTTGTTGCCAACTTTCATAACCGTCCACACCTATGGGTGCGGCTTTACCTGCTATTAAACTTGGTTCAGAACCATTAACTGCTTCAAACTTTGCTTTCAATCCAAGCACTGCTAACTTTGCAGTTTCTAAATCTTTAGAATTTACTGCTGAATTGTATGCGTTCTTTTCTGGGTCAGTCATATTCTCTGCCGCCCAATTAGACATCTCAGTATAAGCCTCATCACCACCTACTATACTTTTCATAGTTGAAGTTTGTTGGTCAGCGATTGCTTTCTGTCCTTGAATAAACTGGTCTACATAATCTTTAGGTATACCTGCTTTTTCTAAGGCTTCATAAGACGTGTCATTTAGTTTGCCTTCTTTTGTGTACTCTTCAGTAAGACTACTCATGTCTAACCCTGCGTCTGTCACAGCTTTCTCAGCAATCTCTAATGTATCTGTCTTAGTTTCTTGTGGCTTTACTTCTTCTGTCTTAACTTCTTCTTTATTAGTGCCTAGCTTGGCTTCCAACTCTGAATAGGACTTTGCTAAATCTTCAACTGTGTTGAATTTTTCAGGTAATCCTTCAGGTTTGCTAAGTGCATTATTATCTACTGGGGCTTCACTGCCAGTTTCAGGTGTTTTTATTTCTACTTTATCTACCATGTTTTCCTTTTATTATTGTGGCTTAGTCAAGTTACCTGCAACAGCAGGGACAGCTTTCTCAGCCATTTGCATCATTTGTTGCTCTTGCATTTGCTCTTCTTGTGCCGCTTGTTCTTCAGCCATTTGCTCTGGCGATTTAAGAAGACCGTCTGTATCAATACCTAAACCGATAGCTATACGTTTAATTAAATCATCAGGGTTTAAAGCCTGAACTACTTGCGGATTTATCTGTGCTAAGTTTCCTATCTCTGCAACAAATTCTCTTAATTTTTGTAAATCATTTCCTCTACCTAATGCTTCTATTCCTGTAATAATTGTAGGCTCTACTGTGCCTTTAGGTAACGTAGGAATTTCATTAGCTTGTTCCATTCTTTTCATAAGTATTGAAACTAATGGTAATTGAAACTCTTGTGATAGTAATGAATATATACCACCCATAGCAGTTTCTAATTGTTCTGCCATGTATCTAATTTCTTGTGCTGTAACTCTTTCAGCATCTCTTTGAATTGCTGTGTGTAATAAGAATGAGTAAGACATTCTTTCTTCTAATTTTTGTACTGCTTGTTGTACTACTTGTAAGTCATATTGTTTCTGTGCTTGTAAAACTGTAACATCTTCAGCACTACCAGTAATGATGTCACCATTTCTAGTTGTCGCTAAATCTTTTTTTCTAGTTACAGAATTAGGTCTAACCATAAAGACAATTTTAGATGATGCCGCCGCACTTTCTACAAGTGCTTGTGATAAACTTTCTAATGATTGAAGGTCGCCTTTAAATTCTTCTACATAACTTCTACCATAATTTTCGTTATCAATTCTAACCATTCGTAACGCTTGGTAGGGCATTCTATCTTTTTTGAATGTACCAATACTAGAAGGTATTTTTATACCTTGCACTTCTTGGCATATGTAGAATTCATCATTTTCTAATTTGTAAATGTGAGTATATAATTCTATGTCTTCATCTTTTTTATATTCTGGGTGTTGTATAACTTCTTCTGCAATTTCTTTACCAAGACTTAGTACACTTGCTTTCTCTAAAATAATAATTTCTAAAACATTTCCTGAACCATCTCTTTCAATTACATATTGTGACAAAGGGTACACTCTCATGTTTCCTTTTTTAGGTAAGTAAGTTAATACGTTACCACCTACAATAAGATGTTTTAATGCTTCAAAGACTGAAACTCTTAATGCTAATGTTTCAATTTTAGCAGACACTTCTTTTTCAATGATAGCTAAAGATTGCTCCACCTGTGTTTTCATCTCTTTGTTTTCTTCTAGTTCTTCTTTAGCTTTTCCTGCTATTTTTAATCTGAAAAAGGGAGAGTTGGGTGGAAGCAAAAGTAAAAGAAGTTTACTTGCTAGGTTGTTGACACCTCTTGCACCAACGGATTGGAAGGGGTTGTATAATTTACTGGTGTTAGAAAAACCGTCAGGAGTTATTAGAGAAGGAATAGTTAACTCACTACACACTTCTGCTCTATCTAAGAAATGTTCTCTGTCTTGTTTTAACTTAGCGTATCTTTGTTTCGCTGTATGTGCTGATGTAAGACTACCACCAAACTCACTCATTATTAGGGAGTAGTGTTAGTAGCTATGTTCAAACCTGAAGAAGTATTTAAAGAAGAAGTACCTGACTTCTTGATTTTTTTCTTCTTAATATTCAAATCCTGCTCGTTAGCTTTAACCAATTCAGGAGATAAATCCTGTGCTTGGTCTGCTCTAACTGGAGTAGGTGCAACAGGTTGTACTGGTGCTTGAGGGACTTTTGGTGAACCACACATTATTGTTCTGACCTTTCTTTAAGAGTGTTAATAAAATTTACTACATCTCGCTGACCTGACTTAAAGTAGATAGTTTTAGTATCATCTTTAAGTGAAGCAGACTTTTCTGGGTAAACTTTGTTCAGTAAAATAACTAAATCGTTTACCTTAGTAGGCAATGTTAAATCTTCGTCTAATTTATTCATCTAAAAAGGGAACTTTATTCCCATAAACTCCCTGTGACTGTTCCCTTGTTGTATTCAGTGGCTCTATTCTCAAAGAAGTTGGCATGTTCTACGCCATTTAACACCCAATCTAACCAAGATAGAGGGTTCTCTTTGACACCATAGTTAGGTTTTAAAGATAGCTGTAACAATCTTCTGTCAGCTATGTATCTGATGTACTGTTTAACTTCATCAGCTTTCAATCCTCTAATACCACCTTGTGCAAAAGCTAAATCAATAAACTTATCTTCAAGGTCAACCATGTCTCTAGCTGTTTGATAGATACTTGCTTTAAATTTTTCTGTCCAAATGTGAGGGTTCTCTTTTATTAAAGAATGAAATATTTTAATCATACTTTCTACATGGTGTGTTTCATCTCTGATACTCCAAGTAACTATCTGACACATACCTTTCATTCTTCCATATCTTTGGAAGTTAAGTAGCATAACAAATGAAGCAAACAGTTGTAAGCCTTCACCAAAAGCAGAGAAACAAGCTATCTCTCTAGCCAGTCCTTCTATTCCTGTACCTTTACTGGCAAATAAATAAGTATGTTTATCAGACATCTCTTTATATTCTTGGAACGCTTTGTATTCTTTGTCAGGCAAACCAATCGTATCATTTAATAATGAGTAACTGTGTGCATGATTAGCTTCTGATGTAGCTATAGCAGACAACATCATTCTAATTTCAGGTGGTTTAAATTTAGGAATATATTTATCAAGATATGCTTGAGCAATATCTACGTCACCTTGAGTAAAGAATTTTAATATTTGTCCTATTAAGTTCTTCTCTTCTGTAGATAATCTTTCGTTCCAATCTCTTACGTCTTCATGTAATGGAACTTCACTTGGTAGCCAGTGCATCTTTTGTTGCATGTCATAACTTTCAAATGCCCAGTCGTATTCAAAGGGTTTATAGTACGTTCTTGTTTTAAATAAACTCATCTTAGTAACTCTATCCCTTCTATTATGATTAATATTAACAACTCAAATGCTAAGACAGTATGATAAACTGTCCATAGCACTGTTTGTTTTGGTGTTCTCTTTTTTCTTTTCTTAAATCCAAATGATTTGATTGGTGGATAATTCACTTCTGTCCTCTTTATTCACAGGCTAAACAATCGGCTTCTGGTATGATTGTTCTTTCTATTTTTTTTGATACTAACTCTGCACGTTTGATTGCTTCACTTCTACAATAGTACAAAGTTTTTAATTTACGTTTCCATGCCAACATGTGTATGTCATGTAACTCTTTAATGTTAACATCAGCAGGGACAAAAACATTTACTGACTGACCTTGACAAATATATTTTTGCCTGTCTGCCGCATGTTCTATAATCCACTGTTGATTTATCTCGATACCAGTTTTAAAAATATCTTTTTCATAGTCTGATAACTGTTTGAGATGTAAGACACTACCCCTTTGCGAGACAATGGACGACCATATATCATCATTGTTTATTCCTTTCTTTTCTAATAACTTTTCTAAGTATTTATTTTTAACTAAAAAAGAACCAGACATAGTTTTCTGCACATAAGCATTGGCTCTGTAAGGTTCTATTGATGGAGATGTTGTTCCACAAATGATAGACGAACTAGCATTAGGTGCAACAGCTAAAAGGTGTGCATTTCTCATGCCTGTACCTTCCATGTCTGGTGCTTCTCCACGCTTAACACCAAGCCTTTTACTCTCAGCTACCGCTTGTTCTTTGATAGACTTAAACATTTTCATGTTAAGCGACTTAGCTAATGCACCTTCAAAAGGTATACTCTTAGATTGTAAATAGGCATGGAAACCCATAGCCCCTAATCCTATACTTCTTTCTTGTGACGCACTGAACTTTGCTCTGAATACACTGTCAGGTGCATGAGTTATAAAATGAGTTAAAGCATTATCTAAAAATCTAACTAAATCAGATATAAATAAACTATCATTTTTCCATTCATCATACTTTTCTAAATTTACAGAAGACAAACAACACACTGCTGTTCTATCTTCATTAGTAGGTAATGTAATTTCGGTACATAAATTTGAATGATGTACTTTCAATCCTAATTTCTTTTGTGTCTCAGGCAACGCTTCATTGATTGTATCTATGTATGAAACATAAGGCTCACCAGTGGCTACTCTATTCTCTAATAGTTTCTGCCACAAATCTCTAGCTGATACAGTTCTGATAACTTCTTTTGTATGTGGGTCTATTAAACTCCAACTGTCATCATAAGTAGGTTCAGCTATACACTTTTCAATCAAGTGCATAAACTTGTCTGATAAATTTACTGCATGATGGAGGTTCAAACATTTTCTATGAATGTCACCACCACTAGGCTTACGCATTTCTAAAAATTCTATTATCTCTGGGTGAGATATATCCATGTACGCCGCATAACTACCACGCCTTGTTTTACCTTGAGAGAATGCAAGTATCTCACTGTCAACTACATGTAAAAATGGTATCGAACCTGAAGATGCAGAACCACCTGATGTACTAACACCATCACTTCTTACGTCACCCCAGTAACCACCTATGCCACCACCAATAGATGCTAACCAAGCATTCTCTGTGTAGTGTCCTGTTAATCCTTCTCTACTATCTGCAACGTAATTTAAAAAACATGAGATAGGCATACCTCTTTTAGTTCCACCATTAGATAAGATAGGTGTTGAAAACATGAACCATAATTTAGAAGCGTAATCATAAATACGTTGTGCCATCTCATCATTATCAGAGAACGCTTTAGCGGCTCTCATAAATCCATCTTGCGGTGATGTTTCTTCAGGTAATAAGTACCTATCTTTTAAAGTTGTCTTACCAAAATCAGTAAGCAGTTCATCTCTTTCGTAGTTAATCATTTTTACTTTCTGTTACTGTGGTTGTGCCTTCTTTATCAATAATAAAATCTATGTATTGTTTAGCTTTTTTTAAATCTTCTATGCCACCTTTGTATTTCCAACGTGAAATATATTTGACAACATTACCTTCACAGTATGAGAGTTTATTTTTAACAATGTAATCTATGGGTTCAATGCCACCTTGATTATAATGTGGTGGTTTTTTTATAATGTCCATAGTTTTACTTCTCCTGTTTTCTTATTGTAATCACCATGTCTACAGATGTGTGCTACCCTAGCTTGTTGCAGTGCTTCTGCTTCTGTGTAGCCTTTGTCTTTGTAAATACCTTGAACGATATTCCACAAATCTTTGTGTGAAACATTGGTGTATTTCATTATTAATTTTTCTGCTGTCTTAATTCCTACGCCATCAATTCCGTCATAGTTATCAGTCTTATCACCAGTCAATGTTTGTATCATGTGCCAGTAGTTAGCTAATTTTAATGGGACATCATCAACAGTCATACCATCTTGTGAAAGTTTACATGGAATAGTCCGCATGTCTTTATCAATACTTACAATGATACGCTTCTCATCTGTGGGTTCTGTTGCCATGATACCCATGACATCATCTGCTTCTAAGTTTTTCCACACAACACCATTGTGTTTCTTCATAACGTAATCTCGAAGTGCGTTTAACACCATTGGTTTACGTTTAGCTTTTCTATTATCTTTATAAGAAGGAAGAATATCTTTTCTAAAATTATCCTTATCAGTTAGACAAACAACATAATCATCAGCTTCTAAGTTAGAACCTAAGTCATCTATAGCAATGTCAACTTCAGCTTCACATTTTTTCTGGTCACAATGAAGTGTCCATAAGTCACCCCAATTAGTAGCGACTTCTGCTGATGTAGCTATTTTATAAATTAAAATATCACCATCTATTAATAACTTTGTGTTCATTTAACTATCCTTTCCTGCATAGATTTGCTTAAATTTTTTGGCATAAATATTTCGGCTAAAGGCACAAGTACAAACCTGCTTCTCCAACCATCACCACCATTCTTTAATGTTTTGATGTATTTCTTTGCCAACCTTTTGATTGTCTTTGTGTCGAATATCATTCTACAATAATCCTTGTCACCATCTGCCAATATATGACACCAGTAATCAGACGTTGTAGCCATGATACCTGAAGGCTTACCGTTACATTCTATTTCAATAGCAATGTTACCAGTCTTAAACCACCAGTCTCTTTCAGTCTTAATTTCTATTTTTGTTTTATCTTTATCTAAGATAGATGCTAAACGCTTCTCTCTTTCCTGACCATACTTGAGGTCAAGGTCAAATTTTTTATTATACATTAATGTGTTTCACTCCAATTATTTCCTATTTTAAATTCACCTGTTAAAGGCACTCTTAATTGGAAGTAATCACCTGTTCGTTTAATACATTCGACAGCAAGTCTACCAACTTGTTCGGCATCTTTTTCAAGACACTCAACTTGTATTTCATCATGTACCCAGACAACCTGTTGCACATGTGGAATTTCTTTTATTGAATTGTTAAATTCTACTAACCATCTCTTGCAAATTATTGCTCCTGCACTTTGGAGCAAACTATTTAATGAGGCGTGGCTAGAACGTATTTTAATCTGTCTCTTATCAAGAGCAGTTATAAAACCTTGTTCTGACACAAGTTTCACAGCTTCTATAAGTTTATGTAAGGCAGGTAAGTTATTTAAAAATCTTTTCTTAATCTTCCCTGCTTCTTTGAATGGCTTGTTAATTACTTCAGCTATTCTTTTGACACTGCCACCATATAAAAAACAATAGTAAAATCTTTTTGCAAGGTCTCTGCTTTCTAACCCTGCTAATTTCTGTGTCTCTGTGTGTATGTCACCTTCAAGTGCCACTTTAGTGTAAGCACCACTGTCAAACTTAGACATGAAATGACATAACATCATAACTTCTAAAGAAGAGACATCTATGCCTACTAATTTCTTACCTACTGGCACTGCAAACAATTCTCTACATTCTTTACCGAATGGAACAGTTGTACTTGGTATCTGTCCTAAATTTGGAAAGGAATGACTGGCTCTAGCAGTAACACAAGAATTTGTATTACATGTGCCATGAATTTTACCTTTACGCTCATGTTTTAACCAAGCCTGTGTACCTGTTGCTAATTGTGCAATTCTTTTATCTAATAAAAAATGTTCACATAATATCTTAGCTTCAGGGTAATCTAATTTAGAAAGTATACTGTCATCTAATTTAGGCTTACCATCAGGAGTAAATTCTTTAGCTTCCCAACCATACTTATCTTTTAATCTCTTAGCTATGTGATGTCTGCTTGATGGATTAAAAATAGTAATACTATCTTTTAATTTCTTACCTGTTTTAACTGACCATCTTTCTTCAGTGATAGGTAAGAATATAGTTTGTAATTTTTCTGCTAATTCAATTCTTCTACTATTTAATATTGTATATAATTCTTCTGCTTTTTTTCTATTAAAAGTAAAACCATATCTCTCTTGTTTAAATATTATTTGTGCTACTTCATGCTCTAAATCCATAGCCTGTTGTGAGTAACCTTTTTTATTTATAACATTGTATAAAGAATGAGTTACTTCTACATCTTGAACACAATAGTCTAGCATTTCAGGAGTAAATGTTTTCCAGTCAGTATCTATCTGTTCTTTGTACTTACCTATTCTATTTCCCCATGCTTTAAGAGAATGTCTACCAATGCAATCTTTTGGAAAATCTTTTCTAGCAAAGTCAGTTTCTCTGATGTCTGAAAAAAGTAATCGAGTTGCTACGATTGTGTCAAAAATTTTACCCTTAAATGTAGCTGAGAATAACTTCTCTAAAACAGGAATATCAAACTTAATAATGTTATGACCAATAAGTAGTTCTGCTTCTTCTAATTTTTTAACAGCAGACTTATTGTCTAACTTGTGAATTTCATTTGTATCTATATCTTTTAAGACAATACAATGTGCGGTATCACACTCATCAAGAAATCCATTTGTTTCTATATCAAAGATGTACCTCAAAGTGAGACCTTCTTAATCTTTAATACGTTTACTGTAGGTATAGTAGTTACACCACCTACATCACCTAATGTACCATCAGCATTAAAATTTACATCTGCGGCAACTATATGAACTTCTTTATCTGCTCTAATAAGCCAACCATTTGAAATACAAATAATAACT